TTATCACCACCGAAATCAAAGACCGCTACCGCAGGATCGCCTGAAGCTGTTTCATTGAAAATCATACACCCTCTGGCAGTAATGGTTGCTGTGCCAAAAGTTAAATCAGCAAAATCCGTGAACGCTGTCGTTCCCGAAGTGGCTGGAGCCACTTTAGTTAAAGTGCCGCCTTTTGCCGTGTAATTGGTTCCTGTTGCTTCCTGACTGGTTGAGTAAGCTGTAGTAGAAGCACTCATAGTTGCTGAACTGGTATAAAGAGCCAGCTTGAAAGTATTTCCGTTAGTTGCAAAGTTGTGTGTAGCCGTCATCAATTCACTTTTGAATGAAGTACACATCGCTTGAGTTATAGCCATTATAGTCTCCTAATAATATTAGCTAGGTCTTTTTGACCTTGTTTTTCTAATTGATTGCATACCGTACAAATGTGGTTATTAACCGCTTCTTGCATATAATATACAATCACCTTTTGACACAGTTCCTTAAACGCATGAGCCTGTACTTTTATCGGTTCAGGTGCTGTATCGCTTACAGAAATCAATTTATCTGTAGCCATTTTAGCCACTTCTTCAATAGAGTGACCTCTGTAATCTGTTGTCGTTACTCCTAGTTCTCCTATAGAAGCTTCAAATTTATCTGTCTGCATTATGGTTTCTTTGGTTCTACTGGATCACTGGCAACTGAAGGTACGTTATTCCTATCAAACCAAGTAGTCGGGTTATTATCATACCTGTCTGCAATTCCTACAGGTGCCATGTTCTGTTTTAATATATCTGAAAAATTACAAACTTTTAATTTATCATCTTCCAAATAAGAAACTATAGGATCAGGCAATCTATGATAACCATAAAGTTTGTCTTTTAAATCTATATTAGCATCCAATAAATTTGACCGTACTGCTATCGAAACTTCAATACCCCGTTCCATACATTTTGCTAACCAGAATTCACAACAAGCCCTGCCCATCTCTGCAAAATACAAATTACCTTTATAAGTAAAATCTGCCCCAAACATATCAATAGCACCCACTTCATTCCAACAGGCAAACGCTATGGCATAAGCGACTGTATTATTGATATAACCACATTCTGTCTTTTTTATTAAAGGTTCTATTGGGTAAAGCTCCAGTGCAGGAACTCGATCATCTAATTGACAAGTATAAATGGGACATTTCACCGTAGGTAAAACCCGCTTCATCATATCCGTCATATCACCTGCATCATCCGACTCAAAGAAACGGGATACAGGGTCCATTACAAAAGCACGATCAGGATGTGGAATTACTCCGATCATCGCATTAATGACCCAAACTTCGTCAAATTCCTGACTGTGCGTAATAGCCATGTGATAATCCAACTGACTGTTACCCATCGCTACAATAGCTACTTTCTTCCCTTTCAGGGTTTTAATTGGTTTTTTTAACATAATCTGCTCCTTTATCTATTATGTCTGTGGCACTCTAAATGTTCCTTCTCTATAAGAATCACTGATATTTTCTGCTTCACCTAAGTTTTTCAATCTGGCTAAAGCTTCTTTATATCTTCCATCATAAACTTGTAGTAAATCTGGCTCTCCCTTCATATACACATAACCTTCTAGCAAACACGCATAAAGCAAAGCATTACTGGCATTCGTGGATAACCATGTAGTACCGTCAGAAGCTCCTGCTGTTATTGAATTAGGACGATAAAAATAGTGCAGTTCTGCGGTGTAATCTGCATCAGGAGTGGGTCCCACAATAAAATTTGTATCGTCAAAAAGAGCATAATGTTTAGGGGTGCTCTTGGTCGAACTATTGGGATAGGCTTCCCTTATAAAACTTACGTCAGTTCGCAACAAGAAAATGTAATTACTGGAACTGATAACGGCTAAAGAGAAATCATCCATAAAATCAGATGGAGTGGACAGATAAGTATTTCCATCTGTTAGTGTACCCGTCACGTTCTTTCTAAAAACAGGTAAGCGAATTATCTTTAAAATTCTCTCCTCGCCCTGTTTAATTATGGTATCAAGATCATTAACAAAAGTAGTTTCCGTATTCTGTAAATAATCTTTTATGGCTGTCTGTAATTCTGCATACGTCATAATTAACTCGTTGTTACGGTTATATTGCCCAATTCTCCTCGCATAACCATATTATTGAGAGAACTTTCTCCATAAGCCGAATCCCATCCCCCTATAGGGTCCCAAGCCGAAAGCCTTCTGCTTGCGTCTAAAGATGTATCTGGGCGTGGATAACGTAATGCCTGTGGATCGTTTATTGGGTATCTTCCTAATTGTAATTGCGGTTGGTCTTCATCCAAGCATTCTGGACATACTCTGAATCCTGTACGTCTTTGATCTGAAATTTCAAACTTTAGTTCTGTATAGGGGTATTCAAATCCACAGCGATCACATATCGCTATAGCATATTTACCCGAAGCAAAAGCACCCATTAGTTATAGCCACCATAGGGAACAAAGCGAACTGAAGCCTTTTCTCGGTCTTCATCAGCAGCCAGTTGCCACTGTTCATCATATAATGCTTTTAACGCTATTACCTTTTCTGGTATCTCTGCGTGTTTTAAAGATAAATAATAAGCCAACCCAGCCGTAGCACAGGGAATGAATCGGGCAGGTAAATCCAGTGTATTAGAAGCAGGACTGCCTACGTCTTCCACTCTGGCAATACGGTAATAAAATAAAGTATAAGTTTGAGAATCATCGGGTACGGGATACAGATACACCACTGGTGCTGCTTGTGCCCTATCTATATAAATTTGAATGGGTTTGCCTTTACTGAGTTTGTTGGGGATGGTTGCATAAGTCGCAACGGAGATACGATTTAACGTAGTGTCTGTCTGGGTACTGGTATTACCCGCATTGGTTCTGATGGTATATTCAATTAAATCAATGGTATCTGAAGGCATTGTATAACTGACAGTTCCCGCAGTTAAAGTTTCGGTTCCACTTTCTATAGTCCAGAGGTTAAGACCTCGGTTTACCCATTCCAGAAACATATTATTAAGTGAGCGTCTAGCACTCCTTAGATGATATCCAGAACGCATTTCTACCCCCACCATATCGAAGGCTTCTTCTGCAATTTCTGCAAAATCTGGATTAAATGTAGCTGTTCCGCTTGTAGCCATTATTTCTTCCTTTGCCTAGCTTTGATAGCTCTTAATCTCTGCTGGGCTTTCTTGCGGGTAGGAGATAGACCCTTTACGTTGTCTATCTTCCATCCGCCTTTTACTTTTCTGATAGGCATTAAGACCTAATCCTGCCACCTTTCTTATAAATCACCTTGTCGTATTCAGATGCTTTATCTGCGTGAGTAAGTTTTTTACCCACTTTGTTTGCGTAAGCTTTCGCTTCACGCATACCTTCTGCGGTGTAAGGGAATTCCTTACCGTTTACTCTAGGCATTTAGACCTCCTAAGATGAATAATGCTTTAGTGCCCAAACAATGATGCTATAAGTATCACCGCTTGTATGGTCATTAGTGGTTAATAACAAATCACCGTTTATACCGCCTCCCGCATTATTAGGGATTCCCGGCAACGTAATGCTGCTATCGGTAAAATCCCAAGTATCCGACCAGTCTTTCGGTGCTTGGCAGATAAACATATTGGTAGTTGCGTTCCAATAGAGCTTAAAGCCCATACCGATATTACTGAACCAAATCCTTTGCAAGACAACTCGGCTACACGAAGACCCTGTTGATGGTTCACTGTTCAAAGCTGAAACATCAATCTTAGCAACCGCACTTTCACCCGTGCCATCGCTAATATTGGTAAATTTCATTACCAGATTTTTACCGCCATCCTCTATCGTTTGTGAGGTTACTGCATCAGCCATTATTTACTCCTTACTCGAATGGAGTAGCTAATGTGCCGTCACCATGTAAGAACGCTTCACAATGCCATACAGACGCAGAAGTTGCTACTAAGCGAATAATTCCGCCTACCAACCAACCTTGACCTGCTGTACCTAAATCAATCGTGTCATCATTACTGGCATCGGGAATAAAGGTATTGGTATCTGTTGCAGTTGCTGGATCAAAGATCGTAGCAAAACCTGAGAATAAATCACTGGAATTGTCTGTATTGA